TTTGTTTTGCTGAGCCTGTTGCACCATAGAAACCAACTGTTTCAGTTGTTGCGTTTGCTACGATTGTACCTGCTGTACCACCAGTGACTACATCTGGGTTTGTACTTGTTTGAATATTTGGCGCTGCCATGGAAATTTCCTTTAATTAAAGTTTAATTGGTGGGGATTGCTCCCCACCAGATTTATGCTTAGGTTGTCGCAATACGAACAGCCAATTGTGGATAGAGCGTAGCCCAACCACCAAGCAAGTCGAAACGTGAGATGAACTGGTCAGTACGAACGTCATATGATTGGATCATACGGATTGCAAGACCTGTTTGTGGGTCAGTTTCGATAGCTGCTTCAACAACACCCTTTGGTGGAACAACCAATGGAGCGCAACCGAACACAAACGCATCACGGTGGAAAGCAACTGACAATTGAGTTGTGGCTTGTGAAGCACCAGCAACAGTAATAGCAGCACCAGATGCTGGTGAGCCAGAAACATTCTGCAGTGAACCACTTGTGATGATTGCTGGAGCAATGCTAATTGTTGAGTTACCTGAACCATCTGTAACAGTTTGTGCTGTTACAACGAATTGTTGCAGAGTTGTTTGTGGCAACTTGCTTTGTGCGTTAACACGGAAAACACCAGAGATTGTGAAAATGTCACCAACGTTCAGTGAAGTTGTTGTAGCTGTCCAACCGTTTGTAACCAAGCTTGAACCTGTTTGGTTAGCACCGTTAACAACTGGAGTACCACCGTATGTACCGTTTGTATGTGTAGGAGCTTGTTGGTCCATGTACCAATCGAAGCCGTACGCATTACCCATTTGACCACTCTTGTATTGTTCAGAGATGACGTTGTTTGGGTTAAACAGTGTAGTACCTTGGAATACTGCGAAAGCTTGTGTAGCTGGGTCCAAGACCATTGAACGCAGATTATCACGTGGAGCCAAGTTCTGGTCAAGAACAACACCCGCTTGCAAGAACACTTGGTTGTTGGTCAGACTTGAACCTGGTGTACCAACTTGGTTGTAAACCTGTGAAAGCAATGCAAGACCGTCACCGTCAATCATGTTGGCGATGTGGACAATAGCTGGCTTAATAACGCGTTCGCTGAAGTCATCCAATGACAAGCTCAGTTCTGCTGATGTGAAAGACAAGTCAACACCGTACTGTGTATTAAGAACCAATGGTACGTATGTTTCGTTTTGTGCTTCAATTGACACAACTGGACCACGACGACCCAAGTATTGTGCTGGTTTACGGATGTTGACGGTTTGACCGATCATAGCGCCGTGGCGACCAAATTGGTCATCATAACCACGGTTAACATTCATTGTGAATGTAAGGTTGTTTGAGAGTACGCGCAATGCTTCGCGAGTAATCATCGAAATGGTGAGAATGCTATTACTCATTTAATTTCCTTTAATGATAGAGTAAATTTATATGTTGATAAGATCTAAACACTATTGTTTAAATCAGGTAATACACCAGTGCTGAATTGGTTTACTTCTAGAACGGTCTAACTAGAGACCCAGCTAAATTTATCCCTTTTCAGGATATTAAATGACTATTGAAAGTCGCCAGATGTAAGAGCATCTGTACTCATATATCTATTTAGCAAACCAATTCATCTATTAGAAACGCTTGCCTTTTGCTCTTAGTTCTGCGTTTCTAGCGGCTTTCCAATCTGCAAAAGACAAGTTAGGATCATTCAACTTACCAGTTGCTGGTGCTTTTGATGCCTTGTTGGTTTGCAATGGAGCTGGTGCTTTACTTGCTCCCTTAGTAACCATATCTTGTTTTACGCTTTTAGTGTATTCTTTTTGTACTTTGTCTTCTAGCTTACCAAGTTCAATAACACGGCGAACTGGTGGCAAGGAGTTAATACGATCGAATTCAGCTTTGTTCTTTGACAAGTGGTAAAGCATCTGTGGGCCAACATCTGATTCATCAATAACAGCTTTGAATTCTGGGTGTGCCATCCAGGTATTGGTTTTGCTAATGCTTTTCTCAAAATCAGGTGTTGCTTTTGCAAAAGATTGAAAGCGTTCTTGAACAGTTTGGTGCTTGGTTGCTTGTGCTTTTTGTGCTTCTTTAGCTGCCAGAGTTTGTTCAAGTTTCCAATCAGTAAGAGCTTCAGTGTATTGTTCAAGATCAGCGTAGTCTTGCAAACGTGGCTTTACTGATGCTTGTACTGGCTTTGGTTGTTCTTTTGGAGTTTCTGAACCTTGTGCTTTCAAGGCTTGTTCACGCCAGTAAGCTGTTTCTTCTTGAGCAGCAGAAATCTTTTTGTTCAGCTTCTTGATTCGTTTTTCGAAACCAGATTTCTTTTTAGGAGCATCACCTTCTTCGTGATCGCTTTGCTCGGTATCATCAGAGTCATGCTCGTCATTAGAATCGTCATAGGAATCACTAGGATCATCACCATGGTCTTCGTCGATAGAACTTACTACCTCGATACTACCTGGAGATTCAAGCTGTTCTGCAGCTTCTGGTGAAACATCACCGTTTTGTGTATTGTCGATTGACATATTTTTACCTTAGTTAAAAGTGGTTATCCCCAGTATTAACCGACTGGGTGGCGGGGTTATTTCTATTTAGACTCAGTCTTTAATGCCAGAATCATTCTTGATATCTTCTTCAATTTCTTCAGATTCAGGATTCATTCTATCAATATGAGCAATGGTTACATCATGAGCTGTTTTAGCTTGCTTACCCATTTCAGCTACTGCGTCAAGGGATAGTTCAGCTTCTTTGATACGCAGTTCACGTTCAGCCAGTTCCAATTCCTTCTGGCGAATAACAGCATTGATTTCAAGTTCCTTAGCATCAAGGTTAAGTCGTTGTTTCTTGTCAATTGCATCAAGATGTGCTTTTTCAAGATCTACTTGTGACTTGGTCTTCAAGAGCTTGTTCTCTTCAGCAGCAGCCTGGAGTTGGGCATGTAGTTCTTGACTAAATGCTTGCAGCTTTTGAACTTCAGCTGTAGCTTGTTGCAATTGTTGTTGAGCAGCTTGCAATGCCACTTCAGGATCTTGTCCTTCACCAGTTGCTTGTAGGACAGCTTGAGGAACGGCAGTCTTCAAACGCTTTGCAATTTCACGAGCACCAGGCCAATCCATTTGACTAGCCATAATATCAGCAATCAATGGCATAGCTTCTGGGTATGCAGCACCAAGTGTCATCATAGCTTCTACTGATTCTTGGCGTTTTGTTTGGAAACTTGGACCTGTATCAATAACCACATCGTAATCGCCTGATGTGAGATCATGAGTCTTACCTGGTTTGTTCTTAGCAACACCGTATTGATCCACGTAGTTGTTGATTGCAATCAATTCAGAAGTATTATCTGGTTTTACAATACGAATCATACGTGGTGCATCGTAGTAATACGGAATAATCTTTACCAAAATACGACCAATTTGCTTGATAGAACGGCAAAGGTTATCGTAGAAGTGGTAGTTGGTCATCTTGGATTGGTTTTGACGGCTCAATACCGCAATACCAGATTCTGGACCTTGTTGATTATCTTGGCCCATACTTGCATCAAACAAACCAGTAATAGCCTTCAAGTCATCATGCGCCATCGTACGAGTAGCAGCAACCGCTTGGATTGGTGTTTCATTGCTTTGACGTGTTGGTGGTGGCAATGGAAAGTTTGTATTACCTGGTGCTGGGATTGGATTGTATTCCAAGTAAGAATAGTTCGTGATGTTTGCATCACGCCACATATGTTCTTTACCATCAAATTGACCAGTTGCACCAACCCATGGAGCTTTAGGAGCAAGATCAACCAATTCCATTTGCAAGTTCGCATGGAAGTTATAGCTCTTTTGGGCATCCTTGGAGTTCTTGATCAAGCCGTACAATGTGGTTTTACCGTTAACAGTGAATTCATGGCCTTTAACTGGTACGATAGGAATGTACTTACCTGGGAAATCTGTTTGTTCAAGGATTTCTTGGCCGTTAATCTTACACCAACGAATCTGGCATTTGTCAACTTCACGTTCATTCAGAATAGTGATGTTGGGCATAGTTTCGCTCTTGTAACCAGTTTCTTCGTCTTCAATGATTTCAGTCTTCAGATCAAGAATACTTGGTTTTTCGAATGTGGTGCTTTGAATACCAGTACGGTTATCCAATAGATGGTAAAGTGTTTTGCGTTCGTATTCTTTATAGAAGTATTCAGCAACACGAATGGTATGTTCAGTAACCCAACCAGGACCAGCCATAATCTGGCTTAGCTGTTGAGTATTTGAATTTGGTTTCCATGCATTACCACTAAGTTCGATAGTAGCTGCCAATTCAGAATTAGGAAACTTACGACGGAATTCTTCAATAGGCATGTCTTCGATAACGAAAGCGTATTCAGCATCGCTACCATCAGGCTGGCTTGAGTTTGGATCGTAGAAAACGCACTCAGGATTGCTAACTGATTGGATCTTTAGGACTTGATCAAAGCTATCTTCTGATTCATATTCTGGTGTTACACGAAGATAACCAAGACCAGTAACGACTTGGTACCATGATGCTTGATCGTATTGAGTATCGGCATTTGATTCAACCTCGATATGCTTTAACAAACCACTATAAACCATAGCGGTATCTTCATCACTTTTATCACTAACAGGATCCACTTGTAGACTTGGTCTGTTTTGACGAAGTTCGTTTGTGACTTGTTGGACAAAAGATGGCAGCATATTGAATGTCAAACAAGGACGACCAGTGTTTTGGCGGTCTTGTACGGTGACAGTATCCCACTGATCACCATTCAGAAAATGCAAGTCTTCAGAAGCTTGACGACGGAACTCTTGTTCAGCATCTTCAGCGTTCTTGAAGCGATCAAGTGCTTCCTGAACAAATACTTCATCCGGCTGTAAAATTTGTTGTTTCATTATTGAATCCTATTCTATTCGATATTTATATACGCCAAGGACGAGATGGCACATTATGGTTATAACCAGGTGATTTGGGTGCAAAGGCAGGATTAACCTTAGCCGCTTCTCTACCAGTCATAATCGCGTATCTGAAAGCATCCATCAAGTGGTCATTACTCTTAACCACGTTACCTTTTTCATCTCTACGGTACAATCTAATTTCATCCATAAAGTTGGTGCATGTCTTGAAGACCTTAATCTGTCCACCTGATAGCAATTCCCATACTGTGGCAAGACCTGTTTCAACTGCTTTGTTTGCATTCTGAATGTTCAACCCCAGATTGGTGTATTGGTTATAAAGCGAGTCACCATCCGTTTGTGTTCGTCCTCTTGCAGCAGTATCAATAGCCATTGGGATCCATTGTCCTCTTGCCTTAATAGCTTCTGCATGTACTGATGCTTCAGCTTGACCACGATAATGCTCTGAGTACAGATAATGAATGTTGGTATTAGGATCTTTTGCAAGCCATACTGCTCCTGTTCTATTCCAACCCACGTCAAGACCACCGTATCTTGGCCAGTTATCAGGAATGGTTATTGGATCAATTAAGTACTCTGATTCTGGTACTGGATAGATGACACCAGCACCAAGACTTGGGATACCTTTTGAACGCGCATCACGTTGGAATGGAGGAATACTCTCCAGCATTTCAGCTTTAGCTTTTTCACTCAAATGTGGTACATCATCCCAGGTTGCCATCTCTACCCATTTGCTGGTTGAGATCTCACCACTCTTGAACTCACTACCATCCAAGAAGCCCATCACTGTTTCACTAATACCTTTTAGTGGTGTGAATGTCATCATCAGGATGTTTTCGTCAGGACCGTTATTAGTCATCGTACGAAGCAAACCTTCTGTATAAACTGGTAATGGTGGTTCTTCGTCAAACCAGATACTTTTAGCAGTTCCTTCGAAAGATGTTCTACCAGCTTCGTATGTCTTGAATTCGACTGTTGAATAAGTTCCAGTGATATGTTTTACTCTGAACGTACCAACTGTGGTATCTGCTTTCTGGGCATCTTTCAATGTATCAAAGTCAATACAATCTCTTGGGAGCAAACCAGTACCGAATGATCCTACTGGACCAAGCAATGCATCTTGAAGTACCGACTTAACCAGTTTGGCATCTTTACCAGCAACCCACCAGAAGTTATTTTGTGTAAAACGTCTACCAGTCCACCACTTTGGATATCGGCCAGTAAGATGGCATACGAGTTCATAACCAGCACTGAATGTTTTACCAACACGGTTTGCAGCCATAAAGAGACGTTGTTTGTATTGGTAACCAGCATTGAAGAAACTGATGTGCTTGGGATACAATTCACGTCTAAGATCACCAGTATCTGGGAAGATACTGAAGAACTTCTTACCAGTATCACGGAAGTTCTTCTCTTCAAGAATAGCTAAAAGCTCACGTTTCTCTTCCAGAGTGAGCTTGTTTAAAATGTCTGCTCTCATACCAGGTATTCTTTCTTGAAGTTCGCGAATTCTTGTGCGCCGTATGCACGTACTACCAGTTTGTACGTCACACCACAAAGACCATCATTGGCTTCAATAAAATCATCACCGTACTGTTTGAATTGCACTACTGATGTTCGTTCGATTCGTACTCGTTGGTTATGATCCAATTCGTTCTTTAGCATGTAATCGTACACTTCTGAAACCACGCTGTCTTTATGGCTAAGAATATCAATCTTGAATGTATAAACATCTTCACCATTGATACGGAGGATATCTTGATAATCCCATGTCCAACGAATATTGTTCAAGGAGTAATCAATATCAAATATCTTCGCGAGATCATCCTTGAACTGGTTCAAAATATCTGCTACGTTATTCATCTTTGTTCTCCTGGTCTTTCTGCAAGTACGCCTTCAACTTGGCATCAAGTTCTGCATCTGTTTCGTCTTTAATTGTATGTTGGACTTCTTCTTGGACTTTCTCCATAACTCGACCCATAATGAATTGAGCAAAGGTCAGGAATTCCTTTACATTCAGGTCTTGCATAAAGTCGGTGTAAAGCTTCTTGAACGTTGCCGCCATTACATCTTCTAGTGGTTGTCCTAGTTCTTTCTCTAATGCTTGGAGTTGTGCTTGAATTGAGATCTTGTTCTTAGATCCTTTTGGGCGCCCGTTTGGGTTATTGGTTTTGCCCGTCATACCATGGGGTTCATTCATTTCTATAGCCCCCTGTTGTTAATTGGTTCATTTGGTGTTCCTCTATGAAATAGATATTTAACCTGGTGTAAGCGCCAGTACAAGAATATTTAGCTCAAACAGAAAGAGCCCCAATTAAGGAGCTCTTGTTAAAGCTTACCGCTTTACTTCTTCGGCTTTAGCTTAACACTGAGTTAACCACCTGTACACCTTGCCAGATTGCTGTTACTGGACTTGTTCCTGATGCAATCAAACTACGGAGGAAAAAGTCTTGACCTGATTGAACAACAACTGGAAGTGGTACATCTAGTTCGAATGAAGCAATATCACTAACACTAATCTGGAAGCGTTGAATCAGAAGAGCATTTGGTGTTTGAACCATTGCACCAATACTGACATAATTTCCTGATAGTGGTTCGTCGATACTAATCGCAATCTTGGTCAAGTAAAGAGTTGAACCAGCTGGTGCCGTATAAACAGATGATTGTGCGACACCAGTAGCTGCCAAGATATAACCAATTGTAGTTGCACCACCAGATGTTTGCAGGCTGATATTACCTACGTTCTGGAGTGTTGAACCAGCTGTGGCTACGATCATTTGATTAACACGGAAATACTGCCCACCAGGAACTGTTACTGGTGTTGTTCCGTTCATTGTTACTGTGACTGTGTATTGGTTAAAATTAATATCCAACAAAGTCAAGGTAACCGTTCTTGCACCTGTACCTGCTGCGGCATCACTTGCTGAATCTGAAACAATCTGCAAAGTTGATGCTGATGTAAGGAACGGATAAGTTGTTGAACCGCTTGAACCAGCCCAGATATCACTAATGCTACTTGATACTGATGGACTGTAACCAAGTCCTGCTACTTTACTATGACCTGGTACCAATCCTGCTGTTACACCAATTTCATAAGGGATCGGTGTAATATTACCAGTTGGCGTAGTAACGTGACCTGTGTATTGTGAAGCTTGATAACCATTGACTACTGCCATGGATTATCTCCTATAAAAGGGTTTATCACTTCTTACCGTGTTTTGCCATACCGTCCATGCAGCGTCCCTGTTGTTGGACTTCAGGACGAGGAGCACGTTCACCTGATGGAGGAACTGCTGTTGTTCGTGGATCCATTGGCTTCAGCTTGGATTGCTTTGAATCCATTGTGTTTGCGGTTTTCTTAGGACCACCCATTGAGTACTTCTTCATTTTATTTTCCTTATAAGGAGGGTTATAACCCGTATTTATACTTGGACTGCGGAATTGTCTAAAAGACGTTTAAATCTAGTTTTAAATTTAATCGAAATATCTCGGAGAAATGATTCCCAGTTTTCTTCGGTTACTTTGTCGTTTTCATGAGCTTGTAAGATATCACTAATATCTTCAGTCAATGCTAAAGTAACCGAGTACTGAACGTTATTCACTTGTACAGTTCCAAATGTGATAGTTTGCTCAGTACTTGAATTGGTTACTTTGTAGTTCATTTCTTTTTAGCTTTTGCTTTCATGCCTTTACTTTCAGCTTTTCGCTTTGCTTCACGTTGTTCTGAATAAGCGATTGCCACGGCTTGTTTAACTGGTTTTCCTGCTTTAACTTCAGTAGCGATGTTCTTTGAACGAGCTTTATCGCTGGTGCTTTTAATCAATGGCATAATATTCCTTAATGGATACTTGGTTCTTTATGTTCTACATCTACCAGATCTTCTGTGTCTTCGTACCACTCTTCCTTACGAGACCATTCTTCTGTTTGATCTGGTTGGGTTTGCATAATCCACATACGAAAGCGTTCACGTTCGGGTGAGTTATCTTCGTGCATTACGGACCAATCCCAATCTGAGTACTTGAAAAATACCAAGTTCTTCTTCATATCAGGGCTCATTTGTAAGTTATGAAACAAATCTTCCTTGATACTGTAGAAGCTCAGGTATTCAATTTCTTTCTCTTCGTCCCATTTCAGGGCTGATTTAGGCATTGGAGTCAATGGGGTGAATTCGTTAAAGATAACGAAGTGCGTCATGTTCTTAATGTCAAAGCCTTTAATTTTCGCTTTTGTCTTTTTCATTTTTATTCCTTGATAATAATAGCTTTAACTTTACAATGCGGGTCCAGGATATCTAAAGCTGATACTTTATGCACGCCATCGGCAATAATCAGTTTATCTTCTGGATCTTTTGGTTTGATGAGCATCACATAACAAACAGGTTTGCCATCTTGTAGCTTTTGGAGTTCATGTACAACATGTCGATCCATAATACCACCTGATTTATACCCAGCAGCTCTTAGGATATCAGAAGGACGAAATTCTTTGAAATCATCCTCTTGCTCTTTTTCCTTGAACTTTTCGATATAATCTTCGGCTTCTTTGGTCTTGAACTTGAGCTCTAGAAAACGTTGTGTATTAAGCCATTCGTCTTCTGTTTGTTTCATGTACTCAATGTGGAGTTTCTTTGGTTTGTCAGCTTTGACCATAATGGCCACTGGACGTGACTCTGCTTTTTGGGCGTCTTTTTTCATGGATAATCCTTAAAGTCGTATTTATTGGATCGGATCAGTTTGGATTTTCCATAAGCCACTTAATGATCTCCATTTCTTCTTCGGTAGGAGGGGACATTACCAGTTCATCGCTTTCGCATTCGAATTCAAACCAATCACCAAATTTCAATGCAAATTCTACTGCATCAATATCATTGTAGAACACGAAAGCAATCAATGCCACGCTTACTACTTGGTACAAACCACCTGGGATTAAAACACCAAATGGAACGAATTCCTGATAATCTTTAGTGATATAAGTGCATCTGTGGTGTTTATCTTTGGTGTACTCGAAAACTTCTGGGAAGTGGTTAAACTTGTATTCCATGCGTTGTGAAAAAACTTTAGCCATTTTGTCATCTCCGTGTTAGTGACTTAATATTTAGTTCATATGCTGAAAAACTGAACAGCTACTATAAAGGCAAGCTCTATAAGGGGATTTCTTACTGGATACGTGCGGATACTAGAAATGCCTAGGAGAGCTACCAGCGTCGTTCTGGTGCGTCCTAGGCATATGTTTGATGTTATTGCTTTGTCTTTGCTGCTTCTTTTTCTGCTTCTTTTTCTGCTTTTAGTTTTGCACGACGCAAACGTGAGCGTTCTGTGCTTGTCAATGCTGGTTTTTCTGATTTAGGACGACCAGCTTTTTTCATTTCTGGTTCTACCATACCAACTGCCTCAACTACGCAATCTGGGAAATAAGTTTGCAAGTATTCAGCAGACTTTTTATCCATAACAATAACCGTTTTAGGATTAGTATCATCTGACTTGCGCAAACTGGTACGCATAATTGTTTGATACATTATTTGATGGCTTTGGGCAGCTTTCAACTCTTCTGGTGAAACATTGTTGTTTTGCATAAACCCAAAATCTGAAAATTTGTTATTAATAGCACTCATGAATACAGCATTATGGATACGTTCATACTTATTCAAACCATGGCAAATGTTTGGTACACGATAACCAAGATCAAGACCAATCTTATCGTCGTTATTTGCTGCATAGA